ACCAGACTCAAATACAGGTGCACAGCTATTTATACGCGTATGCTTATCTCTACCTCTTGCAGGTACATAATCCACAACCGGTATACCAGCTCTACGTAATTCGTGTATTAATGGTTGACCACTAGCTTTAGCCTCAATAATAACAGTTTCAGGTTCCCAGTAATGATATTGCTCTATAGCTAAATTTTTAAGATCAGGAAAATCATATCTACCTTTTTGTGCATCTAATAATATTATGCATTTTTCATAACCTTCAAAAGGTTCAAATATTCCCCAAGTAGTTATTGCAGAATAATCTGCAGTTTCTTTTTTTGAAAATGCAGTATCATAAGATTGTATGACATGAAGTAATTTAGGAAGTTTTTCTGAATCCCAGTGCTTCCACCAATCTCGTTTGATTATTGCTCCCTCTTCTGAGGTTGGGTCCTGCATGTATTGTGCGTTCCAATTTTTTGTTGAGATAGAAGCTTTTACTGCTTCGAGATCTTCTTTAGACCAATATTCAGGCCATACAGGTTCATCGTTAGGAAGTATAGCAGGAAATTCTATAATGCTCCATTTATCTGCTTTAGGCTCTGATTGTGCTTTGATGAGCCTTCCTGTTAAATCATCCGTAGCCCAACGGGTCATGACTACACAAATACGGCCACCGGGTTGCAAACGTTGTCTGGGTCCTGAATTGTACCACTCGTATGCACGATCCAT